TTGTTACTGATTCCAAAAAGTAGACAGATGACTATTAGTTGGTTAGCTGTTGCGTATTGTGTATGGAGAGCATATACAAGACCAAATCAATTAATACTCTGGCAATCCAAGAACTTTGATGATGCTGCTGCGATGGTGTTTGATAGAGATGACCCACAGGTAGCGAGATGTTCTTTCGTATGTTGGCATTTGCCAGAATATATATTTGATCGCCCAAAACCTTCTCAAGGAAACCTTCTATGGAACAATGGTTCTATAGTGAAAGCAATTAAACAGGGAGCAGACGTGATTCGTTCCAGAGCTGCCTCGGTTATTATCTCTGATGAGATGGGCTTTCAAGAAGAAGCTGCTAATGCGTATATGGCTGCCAAACCAGCTATCACAGGTGGGGGACAGTTCATAGGTATCAGTTCAGCAAACGCAGGATTCTTTTGGGATTTAGTAGAGGATGTCGCATGATTACAGTGGATTCAACAGTTATTAAATTAACAGTGGAAGGTGGAAGTCTTTCCGATTGGAATGGGGCTAATGGTATTGTTGCTGCAACGGAACACAATGGAAAATGGTTATTGGTAAATAGCAAAGGATTAATATTTTCTATAGATTTAGATCAATTATCACCATCACCAAAAGTAATTAAAGAAGAACCAATAGTTGTAGAAGCAAAACCAATGGAACCAAAGGAACCAATAAGAACTACGCCTAAACTGCCAACACAAAGAAAACGATATGCCACAACAAAATCAAGGTCTAACAGTAGCCAAGAATAAAAATGGTTTCACTATAGCCAGAGTACATTATTCGGCTGATCCAGAGAAAGCAAAACAGGAATGGATAGCGAAAGAAAAGAAAGGTATGCCTGATTGGGCTTGGCGTAAGGAGTTTGAGATGGACCCATACGCTGCGAGTGGTAAACCTGTCTTTCCTGAATTACCACGTTGGGCTGAATATGTATATAAACCATTACATCATGTAGTCAAAGATGGAGTTATTCCCTCTTGGTGGCCTCGATATGCTGGATTTGACTGGGGTGGTTCTAACCCCAGTGCATTTGAATTAGCAACGATATCTCCTACTGGAACGATTATATTCTATTGGGAATATTATAGACCGAAACAAAAGCCACAAGAGATTAATGCTGCTATTCAAGCACACCCTGATTGGGAAGATTTGGTATTTGTAGCACACGATCCTTCTATGAGAACGATGTTGCAGTGGGGTGGTGGTGTTGGTAAGGGTGATAGAGAACAAATAAAAACGCTTGGTGATATGTTTACCGAGTTTGGTTGGCCTTTAGTACCTGGTCGTGCTGGTGATGATGTGGCTTTTGCACAAGCATTGTATAAAGCATGGCAGAATTTAGAAGACCCTAAAGTAATTATTACTCATGCCTGTCCTAAACTTTGGTGGGAACTGAACCATTTAAGACATGATGAGTTAAATCAGTCTCAGGTTATGAAAAAGAATGAGCCTGAACGAATAGTACAGAAAGATAACCATGCGTTTGATGCAATTAAGTATTTAATACAGACACACCCTGCTGGACCAGATGGTGCAGAGATATGGGATAGCATGACTAAGGAACAGAAAGTAAAGTATCCAAAGAAATATCGAGACGAGGAAGAAGTGTATGATCCTTATTTGGGAGGATTAACTTGATAGAGACAATATTTTCAGCTTCGTTTGGCTTGGTTTGTCTTTGTCTTCTTATTTTGAAAGAGAGAGAGAGGACTAAAGACAAGGAAAGACATTTCGCTGTAGAGAAAGAGTTGTTAGATAGGATTATGTCTAGGGATTATGGAGAATATTCTGCCAATCAAAACTTAGACTATTCTGAAACTAACAATGGAAATGGATTTACAGCTTCAGAAAACGAAACTTCTATTTATTTACAGGCGTTGGGAGAGGATTTACCTCCTAACTTAATGTCTGAATATAGTACAAATAAAGGTGATGTAGATGGCAGAGGATAAAATCACGCTTGATCCAACTACTCCTAGAGAGTTGCAAGATGAAATAGATCACACCAAAACAGAAACTGGTGCGATGGCGATGGTGCAAGAGGAATGGGAAAAGGGTATAAATCGTATGCAACCCTATCACCGACAATGGTTTCTAAATACTGCATATTTACTTGGATTTCAGCATTTAGTATGGCATCCATCAAGAAATAGATTATGGCTACCTCCTTCTAGGAGAAGACAAGTTAGAATGACATCTAATTTAATGATGTCTGCTTATAGAATTAATTTATCTAAATTGTCTAGTGGTAATGCAGCTATAAGTGTTTTACCTAATTCTAACGAACAAGAAGATGTAGATGCTGCACGTTTAGCCCAAAAGGTATGGTTTCATATTAAAAATGACGTGCATTGGAAACAATTAAAGAGAAGATTGGTTGGTTGGGTCTTATCTTGTGGAAATGGTTTCTTGTTAACAGAATGGAATCCTAATTCTGGTGAGATGTTATCTAGTGTTAAAGAAGAAACTACTGAAATAGAGCAAGTAGATGAAATGGGTAATCCCATGATGAACGAAATGGGAGAACCTGTAATGCAATCGAAACAACAAGTCGTGGGAGTGGAACAATATAGAACTGGAAAGTTATCTATTAAAACTTTATCCCCTTTCTCAGTAATTCCTATAGGAAGTGGAACAGAGTTAGATGAATGTGATTCCGCTATAGTCGGAGAGTGGTTATCTTTAGAAGAAATACGAAGACAGTTTCCAGATAAAGGAAAATATGTAACGCCAGAATATAGAGATACAGCATCTACGTTTGAAAAGTTTTTAGATGGACTTGTATCTCCAACCACATCACAAATTAACCCACAAGGAGCAAGTGGAGAACCCTCTGAAAAAGGGGCAGTAGTAAAAAGGTATTGGCAAAAATCTACTCCAGAGTTTCCTGATGGAAGAATGATTATATGTGCGAATAATATAATGTTGTTTATGGGAGACAATCCCACACCAAAAGATAATAATGGCGATAGGCCTCTACCTCTTGTACATTATAGAGAGATTGATGTTCCTTTCCGTTTATGGGGAAGAAGTTCTTTAGAAGATCAGATACCAGATCAGAAAGCATACAATAAGGCATTATCTATTATATTAGAACATCATTCGTTATTTAAAGGTAAATGGATTGTACCTAGAGGTGCACATCTCAAAGAATCAAACCTAGATTCCTCTGCCGATGAAGTAGTGGAAGCAATTCCTATTGGTGGACAAATGCCACACATGGCAAATATACACCCTCCGCAACCTACTTTGTTTAATGTGTTAAAGCAACACAGAGAAAATATGATGGAGCAATCAGGGGTTAGAGAAGTATCGAGAGGTGCTTTACCTTCTGGTGCAAGAAGTGGTGTCGCTATTCAATTACTACAAGAATCAGATACCACACAAATAGGAACTACAGCGATAGATATAGCAGAAGCAGACGCTAGGGTAGCAAATTTAGCTTTATTAATAGCTTCGGAAAGAATGGTAGTTCCTCAAAAGATTCGTATCATTGGAAAAAATAACGAAGTAGATGTCGTAGATAACTTTACTGGAGATATGCTTCGAGGAAATACACAGGTTGTAGTGGCAGGAACATTGGGTGCACCATTTAGTTTAGTGGCAAGGAAAGCAGAAATACTCGATATGGAACAGAGAGGTGCATTTATTAATCCTGAAACTGGTAGAACCGATTGGCGTACAGTCATGGAGTTACTAGAGTTTGGACAAACACAAGATGTATTCTCTGAACAAGCACTTGATGAAGCACAGGCAGAAACAGAAAATAGAGAAATGGTTAATGGTGCTATGCCTATAGCAAAACGATATCAAGATCACCAGCTACACGTTAAGATACATAACCGAAGACGTAAAGCACCAGAATATATAGAATTAATTAAACAACAACCACAAATAGACCAAATGTACGAACAACACCTGCAACAGCATGGTGCATTTTTAACTGAACAAATCCAAGCAGCAAATGCTCAAGCTATGGCTGCTCAAATGGGAGGCCAACAGCAAGGTGGGGCCATCCAAGAAGAAGTTCAAGACGATCAGTTTGCTACCCCTGACGAGGGAATACAGCAAGGAGGCCCAATGTAATGCCAGATAAACATGGAACTTGGTATCATAGTTATTCAACTGGTCCAATTACAGTACCTACAGCG